AATTCGTTAGCGTTCAACCAATGAACTTACCTTCTGGTCTTGTATTCTTCTTAGATTTCCAATATGGTACTACTAAGAATCCATTCACTGCTAATACTTCTTTATACGGTAACCGTAACGCTAGTGATCCTCAAAATCCATTCTCTACTACTGATACTGCTGGTGGTTTGTATGGTGCTGGTCGTTTCACTTACACCACTAACCAATTCTCAGGCTCAACTGGCACATCTGGTTCAAACGCAGCTTCTAATGCAGTTATTGCTCAAGCTGATTGGAGTCATGTAGGCTATGATTCAGCTTTCTCAGCTTCAGTCGCTGGAAATAAATTGTATACTGTAAAAATTTCTGCTAGCCGTGTTGATTCTTATATGGATCTTGATGCAGTTCGTGGATTTGTCTTAACAGGTGGTACAGCATTTGTAGAATTACTCCCAGCTTTCACGTCATATAACTCATCTACAGATCAAATTACATTTGTAATTAGTGCTTCTGCTACTCCATATACTGCTGCTGCTGGTATCATTTACTATAATAAGAAAACAGCTGATAATAGACGTGGTGATTTTGAAGATACAGCTATGGGTTCATTCTCTAACCCAAATGCTCAAACTGTTGATAATCAAATTTCTATCCCAGAAATTAACATCAGCATGCAGTCTCAAGCTATCACAGCTAAGACTAAAAAGTTGAAGGCTGTATGGACTCCTGAATTTGCTCAAGACTTGAACGCATACCAAAACTTGGATGCTGAAGCTGAATTGACAAATATCATGAGTGAGTACATTTCATTAGAAATTGACCTCGAAATCCTTGATATGTTGATTGGAGATGTACCTTCATCTAACATTGAATACTGGAGCGCTGTTAACAATAAAGCTATTACAGCTCCTAACACAGCCTTTACAGATTTAGGTTTTTATAACTCACAAGGTCAATGGTTCCAAACTCTTGGTACTAAACTTCAAAAGTTAAGCAATCGTATTCACCAATTAACCCTTCGTGGTGGTGCTAACTTCATGGTAGTTTCTCCAACTGTAGCTACAATCATCGAGTCTATCCCTGGATTCGCTGCTAATAGTAACGGTGATGCTGCTGATATGGAATATGCATTTGGTGTACAGAAAGCTGGTCAATTCAACAGCCGCTACACTGTTTATAAGAATCCTTACATGACTGAAAACACTATCTTAGTTGGTTTCCGTGGTAAGCAATTCTTGGAAGCAGGTGCTGTATTTGCTCCTTATATTCCATTGATCATGACACCTCTTATCTATGATCCAACTACCTTCACTCCACGTAAAGGTCTGTTGACTCGCTATGCTAAGAAGATGTTACGTCCTGAATTCTATGGTAAGATTTATATTAATGGTTTGAATACCCTCTAATATAATTTAGAATTATAACAATTAAGCCCTGCAAAAGCAGGGCTTTTTTGTTTTTCTTTTAATATTTATACACAAATAAGATCATGTCTGACTTTAACAGAACCGAACAGGCTCAACAGATTTTTAAAGAAAAACGTAAGCCTAAAAATCCAATCACATTTAAATTAACTTTAAATGAAGAACAAAAAGTAGCTAAACAACTTATTTTAGATAACCCTGTCACATTATTAAAGGGTATGGCTGGTAGTGGTAAAACATTAGTAGCTTGTCAAGTAGCTTTAGACATGGTATTTAAAAAAGATGTTGAAAGGATAATTATTACTCGTCCTACTGTAGCTAAAGAAGAAATAGGTTTTTTACCTGGTGATTTAAAAGAAAAAATGGATCCTTGGCTAGCTCCTATCTATGCTAACTTATATATGTTATATGATAAAGCTAAAGTAGATAAAATGATTCAAGATCAAATTATTGAAATTGTACCATTTGCATTTATGCGAGGCAGAACATTTCCAGATGCATTTGTAATTGTAGATGAATGTCAAAATATTACTCATGGTCAAACAGAGATGATTTTAGGTCGTTTAGGTAAAGGTGGTAAGATGGTTTTTTGTGGAGATATTACTCAAACTGACTTAAAAAATAAAAAAGATAGTGGTATAGGTTTTTTTACTCGTTTGGAAGAAAATATTAAAGGTGTTAAAATTGTTACTCTTAAAACAAACCATAGACATGAGATTGTAGAGCCTATTCTTAAATTATACTCAGACTATAGGGATTAATATTTATAAATAAACTCTATTCATGGCAGCTGGTAAATATTCATTTGTAATAGAACAAGGAACTACTACTAATTTTAATATTTTATATCAAGATTCTAGTAAAAACTATATTGATTTAACTGGATATGCAGCCAGAATGCAGCTTAGACCTAATGTAAATTCTTCAACTATATACCTCCAACTCTCTAGTTCATTAAACCCAGATGGTACTGGCATAACTGTTAGTCCTAGCGGTTCAATTAATATTTATATTTCTTCATGTACTAGTTCTATGCTTACTTTTGACCAAGCCGTATATGATTTAGAAATATACTCAGGAAGTGGAGTATGTCCTTATGTTATTAGGTTATTAGAAGGAAATATTAAACTAAGTAAAGAAGTAACACGATAAAATACATGGTATCAGCTAATCAAACCGCTACAGTAATAACAATAACCTCCCCAGGCCCACAAGGTCCACAAGGCCCAATAGGCCCCCCAGGTGGAGCTACTACTGGATCTAATACCTTTACTGGTAATCAAACCATAACAGGATCAATTCTTATTTCAGGTAGTATTATACCTAATGTAGGAGCAGGTGAACTTACCTCATCCTTTGATTTAGGATCAGAAACTGCAGCTTGGAGAGACATTTATGTATCTGAAGGATCTATCAAATTTATAAAATCAGGATCAGCAGAAATTGTACTTTCAGCTAAAGATGGTGGTATTTCTATTAATGGAGGCTCTACTATATCAGCAGATGGTGTTAGTGGACAATTTATCACTTCTAAAAGTTTAGGTAATAATATTACTGTTAAAGACAGTAATAATAGTTTATTAATAGGTCCTATCGAGGTAGAAACTGATAAAGAAATTGTTGTTGAAGAAGGATCTGATTTGACTATTTTTGGAGATATAGAAATCCAAAGTGTAGCCTCAGCAGATACTGCTTTATTTGCTACAACTGCTAGTTATGCTTTAAATTCAAATCCTACATTCCCATACTCAGGTAGTGCTGTTATAACTGGTTCATTAACTGTAACATTAGGAAGTCCTGTTCTAATATCTGATGTAGGTGCATACGATCTTAATTACATGCCTAGTATAATTTGGCGAGATCGCTATTTATATGATGCTAATTCTCGAATATCTATAGATTGGAGTAATAGATTATTACAAGATTCTTCTGATGCTCAATCTATTGATTGGGAAAGTAGAATATTTTATGCTAATGACGGAACTACTTCTCATATAGACTGGAGTAATCCTTCTTACATGCAACTTCCTAATGTAAGTGAAAGTTCAATAACAAATGTTTTAGGCATAGATGGAGCTGGAAGAGTATATTATACTGCTTCAAGTGCTATAGGTGGTGGTGCTTCAACCCTCCCTGGAGGAGTTGAAGGTTCTATTCAATTTAATAACAGTGTTGGAGATTTTGGAGGAACACAAAAATTTACATATAATGCTTCTTCCCATAGTATTTCTTTAACAGAATTCCAACCCGCTCCTTTTGGGATAACTGAAAATAAAGGGCAATATGCTATATTGCAAGGCCGTGAAGGTAAAGCACTTGGTGATTACAGTGTATCTTTAGTAGGAGCTTATGCTCTTGACACAACTTCTGTAGCGATAGGATATGGTGTAATAGCTAGTGGTTCTAGCCAAGTAGCTGTTGGACGACAAAATACCCCAAATAATACTTCATCAATTTTTATAGTGGGAGTAGGAAGTGGAAAAGATGGATTTACTGTAGAAGCAGATACTAGTATCAGAGCACACGTTACTATACCTGTAAACTCAACAAATCCTACAAATCCAAAATCTGGATCAATGTATGTGTTTGAAAGTGGATCAAATTACTATATAAATGTTTATGTAGGTGGAAGATGGAGATCCGCTTCACTTTCTTAATAACTAAAATAAAAAAATATATTTATAATAAAATAAAAATACAATGAGTAGAATAAAAGTAAATACTATAAACCCATTTACTGGACAGAATATAATCCTTGGAGGCCATGCTATTCCCTCAGGCAGCGATAAAACCTTAGGATCAGAAACCAATTTTTGGAATGATTTATATATTGGTACAGCCTCAGTTTTCTTTATGACTAGTACTGGAGCTGTAGCTTCATTAAAAGCTGGTGGTGAAACAGGAGTAACTACTGGTCTTACCCAAGGAATGATTTTTACAGAAACTAATAACTTAAGAGGATCATTTAGTGTAGGAAGAAATAATAGAGCCTCTGGAACAGCTTCTTTAGCTAATGGTGCCCAAAACACAGCTTCAGGTGTATTTTCTCATGCTGAAGGTCAATCTAATATAGCTTCAGGAGATAGTTCACATGCTGAAGGTAATTATACTAGAGCAACAAATTCTTATTCTCATGCTGAAGGTTCTTTTACTGTAGCTTCTGGGTACGCGTCTCATGCTGAAGGAACTGATACATTAGCTTCTTCTAATGGCTCTCACGCTGAAGGAAATTCTACTTCAGCTTCAGGTATGTACTCTCACGCTGAAGGTGGTAACACTATAGCTGGAGATAGTTCAATGGATTACTACGCACATGCTGAAGGTAGTTATACAAAAGCTATAGCTTCATCTACTCACGCTGAAGGTCAATATACTGTAGCTTTGGGAGTTGGATCTCACGCTGAAGGATACTATACTACAGCTTCAGGAGCTAATTCTCATACTGAAGGAGAATATACATTAGCAAATGGTAATGGTGCCCATGCTGAAGGATATTTAACAATTGCACAAGGAGCTCTTTCCCATGCTGAAGGTCGTTCAGCTACAGCTATAGGTAATTCTTCTCATGCTGAAGGTGAAGGAACAATAGCTTTAGGCTTTGCCTCTCATACAGAAGGATTATTTACAATAGCTTCAGGATCATACCAAACTGTAGCTGGTCAGTATAATGCTTTAAACAATACTGCTTCTTTATTTATAGTAGGAGCTGGTACTTCTGGCACTAGAAAAGATGGCTTCTCAGTAGAATTAGACACTGCTAATGTTAGACCTCACATTGTACTCCCAACAAACACCTCCAACCCAGTTAACCCAAAAACAGGATCAATGTATTTTAATCCAAGTACAAATATGATGAATATTTGGAATGGCACAACCTGGAGAACAGCTTCGTTTGGTTAATAATTAAAAATATATAAATTTAAAGGACCCCAATTTAGGGGTCTTTTATTTTCTCTTAATATTTATAAACAAACTCTATTCATGGCTAATATTCCTATTTACCCTGGCTCATCCTCATTTTTTCCTGGGTTAACACCATTTGGATTTTATGATTATGATACCCAATTTCAAGTAGATGCTGACAAATTAGTCACATACTGCGCTAGAAGATTAGGGTATCCTTTAACAGATATTGAATTACAGGATTTAAATTTTTATGCTGCTTTTGAAGATGCTATAACTACTTATGGTAATGAAATATATTCATTTCAAATAAGAGATAATTATTTATCTCTAGAAGGAGCACCAACATCAGCATATGTGAATGATGCTATTATTACTCCCAATATGGGAACAATAATTAAATTATCACAACAATATGCTGCTGAGGCCGGAGCAGGAGGAAATATAACCTATTATAGTGGTGCTTTAGCCTTAACCCCAGGTAAACAAACATATGATTTAAAAGAATGGGCTATAAGCCAAAGTATATCAGGTGGGATAGAAATTAAAACTGTATTTTACCAAGATCTTCCTGCTATAAACCAAATGTATGCTCCGTTTGGAGGCTTTGCGGGATTAGGTGGTTTACCCGCAGCAGGCATATATGGTGGGATGTATGGTGGAGGATATGGAGGTGGTTATTTAATGATGCCTGTTGCGTATGATGCTGGAGTAATTCAAGGGCTAGAATTAAGTAATACTATTCGCTTATCTAATTACACATTTGAACTTATAAATAACAATTTAAAAATATTCCCTATACCCTCATATAATGATGTTAGAGGAGGATTTTTATGGTTTGAATATATTAAAGTAGAAGACAGATATACAGATAGCATTACCCAGACTGGAGGTGATAAAGTCACAAATGTATCAAATGCTCCATATAATTATCCAACTTATTCTCAAATAAATGCTGTTGGTAAGTCATGGATATTTGATTATGCTTTAGCACTTTGTAAAGAAATGCTAGGGTATGTTCGTGGTAAATACGGAACAATCCCTATACCAGGTCGAGAAGTAACATTAAATCAAGCAGATTTATTATCAGCTGCTACAGCTGAAAAATTAGCTTTAATTGAAAGATTAAGAGTATATTTAGATGAAACTTCTAAAAAATCATTACTTGAAAGAAGAGCTCAAGAAAGTGATTTTAGAAAACAAGAAATTAATAATGTACCAATGGTAATATATATAGGATAATGGCACTATTTGGAGGATCAAGAGATGTAAGTGTATTTAGACATGTTAACCGAGAGTTGCTAGGGAATGTTATTACTCAACAATGTGCTTTATATAAATTTTCTTTAGAACAAACCTCTATTAACATGTATGGAGAAGCTTCTGAAGGTAAATTTTTAGAAGGTCCATTTTTATTTAACTCATTAATTGAAGTTAATGCTACTACTTCCCCTACTAGTGAGTTAGGTGTTGATTTTGATTGGGGAATAACTGTATCTTTTTTACGAGATGATTTAGTGACAATTAATGTCCATCCTGAGGTAGGTGATATTATTCTATATCAAGAAAGTTATTTTGAAATAGATAATACTAATGAAACTCAATATTTTGCTGGTAAAAATCCTGATTTCCCATATAATGAAAACCCATTAAACCCAGGCTTAGAGAATTTTGGTTATAATGTAAGTGTTATCTGTACAGCTCATTATGTGCCTGCAGACAAATATAATATAATCAAACAAAGATTATGATAAACAAAAGAAAACCAGTTCCAAAAACACAAAAGGAGTTGAGTAAATCTCGACAGGAGCCTTATATACCCCCAGCCGGGTCACCTGGTTTTTCTCCTACTGGTAATCCTAATGATTTTGGTAATCCTAATAGAGCGAATCAAACTTCTTTTAAGGATGATTCTACTAAACCTATGTCTATTGGAATACAGGATATAGATGAAGCAGTAATGTATTATTTTCAAAATGTTATTCGACCTACTGTATTTCAAAATGGTGAAAGATTAGTAGTACCTGTAATATATGGTTCACCTGAAAAATGGAAATCATTCCAAAAAGATGGATATTATAGAGATCTACAAGGTAAAATAATGGCTCCTATTTTAATGTTTAAACGTAATACTATTACTAAAGATAGAAGTTTAAATAATAAATTAGATGCTAATAATCCTCATAATATAGCGGTTATAGGACAATCGTATAAAAAAAGAAATGAGTACAGTAAATTTAATATGTTAAATAATGTTAAACCTGAAAAAACATATTATGTCACTGTAGTTCCTGATCATGTATCTATAACTTATGATTGTGTAATTTCTACTTACTATAATGATCAATTAAATAAAATAGTAGAAGCTATTGAATATGCTTCTGACTCATATTGGGGTGATCCTGAAAGATTTAAATTTAAAGCTACTGTTAATTCTTTTAATACAACAGCTGATTTATCTGAAAGTGGAGAAAGAATAGTAAAAAGTACTTTTACCTTAAACATATATGGATACATCATCCCAGACACTATTCAAAAAGATTTAAAAGCA